AAACGTTGTAAGCAGTCATTACGCAACGAACTAGGCGAAGACTATGAAGATTACTTAAATGAAGATTACGAAAGACTATGAGTAAAGGAAAAGCACTAAGATTATTAAACAAAATGATAGACACGTTACCTGATGGAATGGATATAGTACTAAGTAGAGATTTATTTACTATATTAGCACTCACAGAACATAGAGGGGTAAAAATAGAAACACACCCAAGCGTACCAAAACGAAGTATGTACGGGATAAAATTAGAAGACTGATGGAAAAAGATGAAGAGTACTACATTAACTTAGACAAACGAACTAAGGAATACAAGGATTGGAAAGAACGTTTTGAACAAGCGCAAGAAGAGCAACCTAAAGGACTAGGCGACACAATAGAACGCATAGCGAAAGTTACAGGTATAAAGAAAGCCGTTGAATTTATAGCAGGAGAAGACTGCGGTTGTGATGAGCGTAAAACAAAACTAAACGAGTATTTTCCTTACAATAAAGCTGAGTGTTTAACAGAAGAAGAGTATCACTACCTTAAAGACTTCTACTCAAGAAATAGAGTGAGCATATCACCAGCTCAACAACAAGAGTTAATTAAGATTTATAACAGGGTGCTACATTATAATCAAGAGATGACTAACTGCGCTTCATGTTTTAAAGAAGTGTTTAAAAGACTAGAGAAAATAATAAACATCTACAAGTGAGAAAATATTATTACATAAAGTTTAATAAAGATATAGGCGACATGGAAGTAATGAAACGAGTACTAAAAGAAGTACATGGTTCGCATTACATTATTGACTTTGTGTATTATATTGAAGAGAACTTAGATGTAGAAATTATAGAAATAGATAGGTTTAAATTTGATATACTTTTAAACGCTAATTAGATTTAAAATGAAACTAAACGAAACGGAGTTGATGTAACTAAGGAATGGAAGTAATGAACAAAACTGAACAACATAAAAAAGCAGTACTAGAAGCTTTGGAAAAGTCATTAGGAATAGTTACAACGGCTTGCAAAATAGCTGGAGTTGGAAGAACGCAGTATTACACTTGGCTTTAAGAAGATGATGAGTTTAGAAAAAAAACAGAAGATATAGATAATATTACTTTAGACTTTGCAGAAAGTCAACTGCACCAACAAATAAAACAAGGCAGTACAGCTGCTACTATATTTTATTTAAAGACAAAAGGAATAAAGAGAGGCTACATAGAGAGACAAGATATAAATCAAAAAACAACTTTTGAGAGTAATGTAAGCTTTAACGACTTACTAAAGGCGGTGCGCAGTGGTAGAGATAAATGAAAAGTATTTAGTATTTGATAATGACACGCGTTATTTTATATGCACAGGTGGGCGTGGCTCGGGTAAATCGTTTTCTATTGGATTACTTCTTTGTATTTTAACGAATGAGCCTAACCATGTAATACTATTTACACGGTACACACTTAGAGCCGCTGGCATATCTATTATACCTGAGTTTTTAGAAAAGATTGAACTACTAGGATGGCAAGATAAATTTCACATAACAAAAGACGAAATAATAAACAAGCAGTCTGGCAGTCGTATATTATTCAGAGGGATTAAAACTTCGAGCGGTGATCAAACGGCTAACTTAAAATCATTACAAGGAGTTACTACATGGGTGCTTGATGAAGCGGAAGAGTTAACAGATGAAAGTATCTTCGATAAGATAGATTTGTCAGTAAGGCACAAGAACACACAGAACAGGGTTATAATGATAATGAACCCAAGCACAAAAGAACATTGGATATACCAACGCTTTTTTGAAAGCAAGGGCGTACCAAGTGGGGCAAACATTATATTAGATGGAGTTACTTACATTCACAGCACCTACTTAGATAACCTAGATAATTTAAGTGAGAGTTACTTACAGCAAATTGAAAGCATACGAACACGAAGACCTGAGAAATACAAGCACCAAATATTAGGCGGTTGGTTAGACAAAGCTGATGGGGTTATATTTAGCAACTGGAAGATAGGAGAGTTTAAACAAGTCAACAAGTCAGTATTCGGGCAAGACTTTGGGTTCAGCAATGATCCAACTACATTAGTAGAAACAAATATAGACACAGCAAACAAAATTATCTACCTAAAACTTCACTACTATAAAACAAATTTAACAACGTCACAGATAGCGCATTTAAACAAACAATTTGCGGGTGATAATTTGATTGTAGCAGATAGTGCTGAGCCTAGATTGATAACAGAACTAAGCGCGAGTAATAACATTGTAGCTACAATTAAGGGGCAAGGTAGTGTAACTTATGGCATAGCGTTACTGCAAGACTTTGACTTAATAATAGACCCCGAAAGCACCGAGTTAATAAAAGAACTTAATAACTATTGTTGGCTAGAAAAAAAGAGTAACACACCAATAGACGCTTATAACCATGCAATAGATAGCATAAGATACGCCGTAAGTTATCAGTTAGAAAACCCAACACGCGGACAGTATTTTATTAAATAGTACAGTATTCAAATAATAACGTATAATAGATATGAAGATTAAGTTAGTCATCCCTGAAAGTTTGAGCGAGGTTACACTTGTTCAATACATGGAGTTTTTAAAAGTTGCTAAAGAATTAGAGCTAGAGCAATTAAAAGAAGAAACAATACGGCACTTTTGCGGTGTACCTTTAGAGTTTATCAGAGGTATGAAAAGCAAAGATGTTAACGAAATTTATGGCGCAATAAATTTAATGTTTCAAGACGAGAAACACTTAATACCTGAGTTTAAGTTAGCAGTTTATGACTTTGGTTTTATACCTAGCCTAGACGATATTTCACACGGGGAGTATGTAGACTTAGATAAGTACATAGGAGATTGGGAGCAGATGCACCGAGCAATGGCAGTATTATTTAGACCTATCATTAAACGTGATAAGACTAAGTATAGTATAATGCAATATGAGGGGACAGACGATATGGCAGAGTTAATGAAGCTGATGCCGTTAGACGTTGTGTTAGGTGCGCAGGTTTTTTTTTACGATTTAGGGAACGAGTTATTAAGAGCTATCCCACCCTTTTTGGAGAAGAAAGGCAAGGAGCTGATTTTGATGAGCAAAGCCAATTCAACAAGCAATGGGGATGGTATAACTCAATCTATAAACTCGCTCAAGGAGATGTGCAACAATTTGAGCCAGTCTCTCGACTTCCTCTCAGACAAACGCTCACTTATTTAACATATGAAACGCAAAAGGCGCGGATTGAAAAACGAATGATGCAAAAAAGTTTAAGACGATGAACGGATTTTATAAGATATTAGAGGTTATTAAAGACCAGTTAGAACTTGATGATTTTGTTAACACAGTTACGCAAGGCGATATATTTGATGTTGATTTAAGTAAGCAGTCTATCTTTCCTTTATCGCATATCATAGTAAATACGGTCACAAAAGAAAAGAATGTATTACGCTATTCAATTAGTGTTTTATGTATGGATATTGTAGATAAGAGCAAATCAGAAACAACTGATATATTCATAGGCAACGACAACGAACAGGACGTATTGAACACCCAGTTAGCAGTAGCCCTTAGAGTGGTAGAAGTGTTTGAGCGTGGCGAGAATACACACAGATGGGTATTAGATGGCAACCCTACCTTTGAGCCGTTTACAGAAAGATTTGAAAACTACCTATCAGGTTGGGCGTTATCGTTTGATTTGTTACTACCTAACGATATGACTAAATGTTAAACGAAAACACACATAAGGAGCTGAGTAATTTTGCGCGTAATGTGGTTAAGTTTTCACGTTCTAATTTAACACGTCAAAACAAAAACAGCAGTAAAAAGCTGTACAATAGTATGGACTTTGAATTAAACGTAAGTAAAAATTCGTTTGGGTTAGCGTTTGTTATGGAGACGTACGGCATATTTCAAGACGTGGGGGTAAGCGGTGTAAAAAAGAAATACAACACGCCTTACACGTATAGAGATAAACAACCTCCTGCTAAAGCGTTTGATAAATGGATGGTAAGAAAAGGAATAGCACCAAGAGATAAAGAGGGAAAGTTTATAAGCAGAAAGTCGTTAGCGTTTTTGATTGCGCGTAGTGTGTTTATAAACGGAATTAAACCGAGCCTATTTTTTACCAAGCCATTTGAGGCTGCGTTTAAAAGGTTGCCTGATGAGTTAATAGAGAAGTTCGGTTTAGATGTCGATAAGTTTTTAGAAATTACA